TGCAAGTAGCTTTACAACAGAAACACAAGGTGCTGATTTATTTCACAATGAGCGTAGTATGACAGGAGGACTGAATGTTTTGTTAAAGCAAGCAGCTGAAAGAGTTTTAACTAGACCTTCTTACCTTACTACTGATCTTAATGACAAAGCAATGGTGAATCCAGCTTACACACGTCTGGCTGACAGTTTAAAAAGAAACTATAACAACATAAGTTTTGAAAAAGCTATTGAAGTATCGACTGGATCATATATAGATGCGAATGGTGAGTTTAAGGATAATGTTTCTAGAGACCAAAGGTTTAAGGATTTAACAGCTTGGAATCAAAAGCTTTCAGAAGACTATGAAGCAGAACTTAATGAGTTATTAAAAGAAGAAGCAGTAGAAGCGAAAGCACGAGCTAAAGTAACAAAAAAACCTTCTGGCTCTTATATTGATGAAAATGTTCCTTTAGATGAAGGTACTTCAAAGTGGCGTGAACCTCATAACTTTTACGATATAGAGAAAGCTATACGAGAAGGTAGTTTTGAAAAAGCTAAAAAGATAGCGGAAGAATTAACGAATTTAAAAGCAGGTCGACTGGGGCAGATAACCTTTAGAAGAAATTTAGTAAAAGAACGTTTATCAAAACTTAGAGGAGCAGAAACAAGTCTTATCGAAAAGGATAAAATAAGGCGTGAACTTTTACTGTATGCAATAGCGATTGAAGGGGGGAATCTATACAATGCCGAAGCTATAAAAAGAGGAAGCATCAATATAGCAGATACTGAAATTAAAATAGAAGATAAAGAAGCTTTGCAGGACTTAGCTTTAGTGTATCCACTGATAAGTAAAAAACGCCTACAAGAACTTGCAACACAAAAAGACCCACCAGCTGCTGATATTTTTGAATTGTATAATGCGTTATTTGATACAAACTTGCAGGAAGGGGTGGAAGCTGACGACTTGCAAGTAGCTGAGTTTATAAACCAGACAAAGAAACTTTACGAATAAATATGAAGCTAGATAATTTTGATTTTAATCCTGTAGAAGACAAAGAGCTAGGTTTCGATGACTACGCTATGGATTTACTGGTAGCACCTGTGCGTGGTCTTGAAGGTTTAGCTCGCAGTGCTTATGATTTAGGTGACTTTTTAGCTTTTGATGTTTTACCTGATTTAGACGAAAGACGTATCTTTGGTAAGTCAGCAACAATGCCGGGAATGATTCTGGAAGGTATTACGCAGTTTGCTGTTCCTTTTAGTGCTATAGGTGCGGGAGTAAAGGCAGCAGGAGCAGCTGCACGTGTTGGTAAACTTGGAGGGGTTACAGGAAAAACAGCTAAAGCTCTCACTAAAACAAGACAGAAGTTAACTTTTAAAGGAGACATGGCTGTAGGAGCTGCTGCTGATTTTGTAGCTTTTGATGGACAAGAAGAAAGGTTGTCTAATCTGCTACAACAATTCCCTGAGTTACAAAATCCAGTAACAGAATACTTAGCTGCTTCTCCTGATGACTCTGAAGCGTTAGGCCGAGCTAAGAACGCTATTGAGGGACTTCTACTGGGAGGTGTTATAGGAACCGTTGGTGCTGTTGCTACTCCTATGTTCAGGTCGTTTATTGCAGGTCTTGACGCTATTAAAACAAGAAACACCGAACTTGAAAAAGGAGCCACGAGAGAAGACGCTACGATTACAGCGTTGATGCAACACCAAGACGCAACCAAAAATATTAGGTTAGACGAAGAGTTTGCGTTTCAAAGAAGAAAAGATGCAGCTGAATTTGATGATTTCTATAGGAAAACAGGAGGAGACCCTGAAGAAATACCACAGGTTGATTTAAGAACAACTAACTGGGATGAGATAGATATAGACGAAATAGAAGCGTCTTCACCCTCGATAACTAGAGAAGAAGCTGAAGCTATACAAGCAGGAGGTATATTAGACTTTCAAGACGAGACAGCTAAGACGATTGTTAAACATTACAAGATGCCGGGTGGTAGCTTTAAAACAGTTATATTAGATAGAAATGATCCGTCTCGTATTTACGACGCTACTAATTATGTAGAGATGTTAGCAGATCAAGGTGCTCCTAGAGTAAGGGTAGCTGACTTAGATCAAAAGTTTGGTGGCATCAATGAGTCAATGAAGAAAGACTTCTACCAAAAAACTTTAGTAGATGAAGTAGGTAAGCGTATGGATTCTGATGCTCCTATGACTGCTAGGCAAGTGTTAGAAGACATACAAGGACGAACAGGTGGTTTACTTAACGACTACGATCCTATTGTTAAAAAGCTTTTAGCGTTGGGTGAAGATACAGGTATTGATGTAAAGTTGGAGCTAAGGTCAAAAGCTAAAGATTTACCAAAAGTATTAAAGAGAGGATCGTTCTACGACCCAGGAAAAAGACGTATTGTTATAGACGACGAAGCTCTTAGCGTTAAAACTAACCCTGTATACAATATACTACACGAAGCGACACACGCTGTAACAATGGATAACGCTGTCAAGTATTACGACAGGAGTGCTTTTAATAAGGTTGATGTAAATAATATAGCAGGTAGAGCTGCTGTTGTTGACGCTGCTTTAAAACAAACAAACATACCTAAACCTGTAGCAGAGATGTTACGTATGTTTAAGAAGGTTGATGCTATGCGGGAAGAGATAGCTACTAAAGGTAAACTCATTACAGCAGAGGGGAAGCCTGACTTGTACTGGGCAAAGAACCCGCAAGAGTTTATGTCTATGGCTTTTTCTGACCCACAAGTACAACAAGCATTAAAGGGTATTCAATATACTCCGAAGATGACGATGTGGCAGAAGTTTGTTAATACAGTTAAAAGCTTATTTGGTAGAGGTGTAAGCACTGACTTAATGGATAACATCGTTAGTCGTGTAGGTGAAATATCTGAGATGAAACTACCTACTCAAAGAGGCAGAGGTGTTTCTATGATGCCTGATGAAGCTGTAAGAGGAGTACCAGAGTTTAAAGCTGATGATACGTTCATAGATGACATTGTTAAAGATATAGATGTTAGCTCTTTTATGGTAGGAGGTAAGCAATCTATCTCAGGTGTGTTAAAGAGTTTAAGTAAATTGAAGCTACCTGAAGGTTTACAGACAGGTGAACTTATAGCTATACAAGAAAAGCTTGCTGATAAAATATTTAAAGAGGCTTCAAAGAACCCAAAGCTTACTGAAGAATTACTAGACGAAGGTGTTGTTAATGAAATGGCAGACGCTGTTGGTGCGGATGGTAAGTTCTTTGACGGTATTATAAAAGCTGCTAAAAAGGATAAGGTACAGTTGTTTAGAATCGCTTCTCGAATGAAGACCTTAGAGCATATGCTCACAGCTAACGGTGCTGAGATTCTAGACATTGCTGAGAAATACAAAGCAGGTAAAAGTAAGCTTGGCGAGGAGGAATTAGAGATACTAGAAGCTCGTCTTAAGGGTGCGTTAGAGCAACAGCTTATTATACAATCTAACCATTCAAGCATAGCTAGTGGTTTTGGTAAAGGTCTTAAAGCGAGGCAGATGGGTGTAAAGGTGGGATTAAGTCCTAACGAGTTATCCAACTCTAAACTTAGACAAGAATACTTGCAGCGTCGGGGAGGTATGACAACTGACCAAATGGTAGAGAGTATACTACTAGCTTCTTCAGGTAAAGGCGACGCAATGTGGAATGCTATCATATCCATGAATAAATTAATTCGTGGCAGTGAGGGAGGTAAGATGATGAACATGGTAGAGGAGTACTATAAAAACTCTCTCATGTCTGCTCCTAGTTCCCTTGCTATTAATTTTATGGGTGGCGGTATTGCTTCTGCTATTAAGAACTTTGAGCGTTATGTCGGTGGATGGATGGGAATGCCGACAGAAGCACGCCAAGCTGTAGTAAACTCTTGGTCTCAAGCTAAACAATACCAAGACATTGGAAGATTTATGTTGAAGGCTTGGAAGAGTGGCGACCAGTTTATTGGTGAGTCAGGTAATGCTTTTGTTGAGCAAGCTGGTAAAGGTGCCATGAGTTCTGCTATAACAGGTCAAAACATAGAATCTTCTATTAACAGAGCACGGGAGTTTGCAGGTAAAGGAACGGGGGAGTTAAGTGACGCTACTAAAGGTTTTATTGACCATCTAGGTAATTTAATACGTGTTCCCAATAGATTCAATACAACGGTTGACCAGATGTATAAATTTATGGAATACCGTATGCGAGCACACGCAAACTTATGGCTTAGAGCTACGGACATGGGTTTAAAAGACCCTAAAGATATAGCTGAATATATAGACAAAAGTTTAAATGTATTACTCACACGCTCAAATCGTACATTCTCAAAAGCTAATTTGATTAGAGAAGCCGAAGCTCAATTTAAAAACTTGCCACCTGTAGAGCGTGAAAAAGCTGTATATGATTATGTGAGAAACGCAGAAACAGAAGCAGTACAAAAAGCTAGAGAACTTGGATTAGTTAAACAAGAAGGCGAGGAGTTTCAAGCCCTTGAAGAGTTAGCTCGTGATTGGGTTGATCCTAACATTAGTGCTGCTGAAGATGTGACTTTTACAAAGGAGTTAGGGCCGCTTATGCAAAAGGTGCAAGACCTTGTTAAAGGTTCTCGTATTGGTTTTATAGTAGCTCCTTTTGTTCGTACTCCCACAAACATATTGAAGTTTTCTTTTGCAAGAACCTTAGCTCCAGCAGCAGCTCTTAAAGACGCTGCTATGATGGCTATCTCTCCTACATACAGTAAACGTATAGAAGCATTAAGCAACGGGCAACCCGGTCTAGAGAACGCTAGAAAGACTTTATTAGAACAGATACACGCTGTTAACCCTGATGGTTCTCCTGATGTTATGACCAGAGCAGAAGCAAGGGGTAGACTCGCCACAGGAACAATGTTAAACACAGCTTTAGCTTCTGCTGTTTATTACGCATCGGATCGTGTAAATGGCGGAGGCCCTAAAGATTTTAAACAGCGTCAAGCTTGGCAAGCTGCTGGTAATATGCCTTACAGTATAAAGGTCGGAGACACATGGGTAAGTTACCAAAGACTTGATCCAGTTGCTACAATGATTGGAGTCTATGCTGATTTTAAAGATTTAATGGAAGATGGAAAAATGCACAGCATTGATGATAGTGACTTTGAAAAGTTTGTTGCTGCTTCCACTTTGGTTTTTACTAGGAACGCGACTAATAAGTCTTATTTAACAGGTATCGATAAGTTCTTTACTATGATTTTTGACCCAGACTCCACAAGTGCAGGTGAAACAATTGGTTCTATGGCTGGTGGTTTTGTTCCTAACATCTTAAGCAAAGGGCAAACGATAACAGGAGATCAAGAATTAAAAGAGATTAGAGGAATGGCTGATGCTTTCCTTAAAAGGTTCCCCGGTACTAACTTAGATTTAAAACGTAATCCATTGGGTGAACCTGTGGTACAGGAGTACTTTGAAGGTGTGGCAGGTATATTGAACCCTGCTAACCCTATAATGTGGGGCAGTGCAAAAGACGATGCTGTGTTGCTAGAAATGGCTAATGTAGGACATGGGTTTTCTGCTCCTTCTGTTAAGCTTCAAGGTATTATCGATTTGACTGATTTCCAAGGTGATAACAAAAGAAGTGCTTATGATCGTTGGTTGGAACTACAAGGTAAAGTTAAAATAAACAACAGAACACTCAGGCAAACTTTACTTAAATTGATTAACTCAAAACAATACCAAGCTTTAAGTGAAGAAACATACAGTGGCTTACCTAGTCCTCGTGTTGAGTATATTAGGAGAGTTTTAAGTAGGTTTAGAAGTAAAGCTAAAATGGAAATGTTAAACGAGTTTCCTGAAATTAAACAACAATTAAGAGTAGTGACACAAGCAAAGAAAGCAGGTAGACCGCAGGATGTGCTTGAACTCCTTCAATAATAGACAATAATATAACATCATGGCCATCACTTTCCAAGACTACACAGCGGACGCTTCTCAAACAGAATTTGCTTTTAACTTTCCTTACCTAGAAGATGAGCACGTTACGGTGTTTGTAGACGGAGTACAGAAGACTCTTACTACTGATTTCACTATTCAAACATCTCCTGCTAAAAAGGTAATACTTAACACACCCGCTACAGGTGGAGAAGTTGTTAGAGTGCGACGCATATCAGCACCTGCTGTTGACCTTGTAGATTTCGTAAACGGTTCTGTATTAACGGAATCCGAACTTGATCGGGCTTATCTACACAACCGTTACTTAGCTGAAGAAAGCTCAGAGCAGAACGATGTATCTATGCGTTTAACTGCTGGAGCTGTAGGTTGGGATGGACTAACTAAACGCATACTTAACATTGTTGATCCTGTAAACGAGCAAGATGTAGCTACTAAGAACTATGTAGACGGTGTTATAGGTGATGTAGCTTTAGGTGAAGTACCTGATGACTCTATAACATACGCAAAGATACAGGATGCAGTCGGTAATAATGTATTACTAGGTAACGACAACGGAGCAGGAGAAGAGGTACAAGAGCTAAACGCTACCGAAGTCAGGGCTATATTGAATGTAGCAGACGGTGCAGAAGTAAATGTACAATCTGATTGGAACGAAGCCGACACTAATAGTGATGCTTTCATTCAAAATAAACCTATATTTGTACCCACAGGAACAGTGTCTGCTTTTGCTGGTAGTGCTGCTCCTACGGGTTATGTATTGTGTGACGGGTCGGAGTATGATCAAACAGCTCAAGCTGCCTTGTTTGCTGTCGTAGGTTCTACTTACAATACAGGAGGAGAGACAGCTAATCATTTTAGAGTGCCTGACCTGCGTGGACGAGTAGTTGCTGGTATGGGTGGTAGTTTGTTAAGCGGTACAGACGCTGTTGCTGATACAGGTGGTGCATCTACACACACTCTTACGGAAGCTGAGATGCCATCGCATCAACACTTTTCTTTTAAATCAGCGAGCGGTGCAACTAATGTAACATCAACTAGTACTCCTTTAACAAACTATGCTGCTGCAGGTACAGCTGATTACACTATCAAAGGGCAGGGGGCGGACGCAGATGTAGGATTAACTAGTCTTTCTGGAAGTGGTAGTGCACACAACAATGTCCAGCCTACAATGATCCTTAACTACATCATTAAGACCTGATAACAACAGATGACTGAATCAATCTCACATTTCTTAGACACTGCTCTCGCTGTTATCCTAGCTGTTATAGGTTGGATGATAAAGAAGTTAACGGATCGCTTAGAGAACGATGAGAAACGCCTGACTAAGATAGAGGTTGAGCTTGCTGCTCAGAACGAACGAGACATAGCTGTAGAGAACCGTATGAGCGGTGTAGAAGCTGCTGTCAAAGAGATGAATACTAAACTAGATAGAATGATGGAGATGCTTATTAAACGATGAAACAAGGACTATACGCAAACATTAACAGAAGAAGGAAGCTAGGTATTAGCCGTAAGAAAAGCGAGTCTACTGTATCGCCAAATGCTTACGCTAATATGAAGCGGGGTTTTAAGAAGAAGAATTAGGAATGGCTGAGAAAAAAGCAATGACAGGCTGCAGGCGTCGTGGGCTTGCTATAAATAAACCACGAAGAATACGTAAAGGAGAACCCGGATACGGTAAAAAGAAGTTTGTTGTGTGTGCTAAAGAAGGAAGCAAGCATCGTATCGTTCGTTTCGGTGACGCTAAAATGACCATTAAGAAAAGCGATCCAGCCCGTCGTCGTTCTTTTAGAGCTAGACATAAATGCGACCAAAAGAAATCAAAGCTTTCAGCAGGTTATTGGTCGTGTAAGAAATGGTAGCAGATGCCGTTACGTCCAAGACCAGTCATACACCCTCTTACGTTTCAAAACAGAACGTTGGCTGTAACTGCTGCTGCGGAAGCTAAACAGAACGAAGATAAAGCAACGGCACTTGAGCAGCAGATAGAGTCTTTAGAGAGTGATCCTTTTTTTGTTACTATTGATGGCGGAGGCCCTGTGTTAGAAGATACTGATATATTTGATGGAGGAAGTATAGATGCCTAGTTTTACAAAACGTATACAATTAAGAAGAGGCACAGCGAGTAGCTGGTCAGAAGAGAACCCTGTGCTGCTTGAGGGAGAGGTAGCTATTGAGCTAGATAATAACCGTAATCGTATCAAGATAGGTGACGGTGTTACTCCTTGGAATGCTTTGCCTTACTTCCTAGATGCTCGTGAAGAAGAAGTAGGAGATCACGACGAGTTTCTTGAAGGCTTGACAGGTGATCCGTGATGCTCTAACAAGAGTCGGATTTAACCTTAACAAATGAAACAGAACAATGAGTGTATGGTATCAAATGGGACAAAGCGTAAGAAACTTATTAATATCTCTTACTTCAACTAGCCAAGCTATTTTGGACACTGAGAGTAACATAACTGCTAGAACTGAAGACACTTTGGGGACGATGGCTTTTGCTACCGATACCTCTAAACTCTATGTTTTTACTGAGTCAGGATGGGTTCACGCACAATAAGTTTTGACTTACTTTAATCACTAACATAAAACATTAACAATAACTATGGCAAATATACTTCAACAAATCGGACAGACAGTTAAGTCGAAGTTGGATGACAAGGTCGATAAAACGGACGCTGTGACGGACTTCTTAAAGTCTATACTCGGCTTCCCTGAAGATACTGTTGCTCCTTCGGTGGACACTTCTACAAACATAGCGGCTAGGACTAGCGACGACACAGGTACAATTATGTACGCAAGTGATACTTATGACTTGTATGTGTTTGACGGAACTAACTGGCAAATCTTTAACAACAGCTAAGAATGAGTGATATTACATTAATTGACGACAGCGAGCAATCATCGCTGGTAACGAACGGACTTGCTAAAAATGGTGAGTTGTATTTAAAGAAAGCAGGAAGCACCGACGCTGGTTCTATTGTTGCATATGACAGCGGATCGTGGAGAACGTTTGCTAATGAATACGCTCCCTCTTTTACTAACGCTTACTCTGTAGACTTTGATGGTTCTAATGATTATGTCGATATAACAGGAGCAAGAGGTGTATTTGATTCTGCAACTACTTTTAGTATATCTTTATGGTACTACGCTGACAATTATGCAGGTGCTGTGTTTGGGTCGAGTTTTACAGCTACTGATGGAGTGTGGCTTCTGCCTTATAGTAGTTCTACTTTCTTTTTTTCAGTTAGAAACGGAGGGGGTACTTCAATTTCGACTACTCCTCCAGCGTTAAACCAATGGGTTCACTTAGTGGCTACATATAATGCCGGAAACGGTGCGTTATATTTAACACCAGCTGGAGGAAGCACTTCTATAACTACTAGCACTAGTCTTCCTACTTCTTTAAGTTCTAATGCTGGTATTAATCTAAGTATCGGTAGGCTCGCTCTCGCTCCCGGTTATTATTTTAACGGTAAAGTAGATGAAGTAGCTATATGGGATTCTGAATTATCAAGCTCGGATGTAACTGCGATCTACAACAGCGGTACACCCGATGATCTTACTTCTTACTCGCCTGTCGGATGGTGGAGAATGGGAGATAATGATGGGGGAACGGGTACTACTATTACAGATCAAGGTAGTGGAAGCAACGACGGTGCTTTCGGTAATAGTCCTACTTTTTCAACAACAGTACCCTCTTAATAATTATGAACGACAGACAATATGTTATAATAAACGCTGCTGATGTTTCATCCGTCAACTTTGATGATGTGCTTGAGACCTCAGGAGACACACTAAGATACAATGTAGCAGGGGATCAAACCTTTGTTAAATACGAAGGAGCTAAACCTCGTTGCTTGTACGGTAAAGACACACTCTCTCACTCGGCTATGTTGACCGTGTTGGAAGGGGAAGCTTGGACTGCACCTATGGAGGAAGAATAAATCATGGCTAAACTAGACTTAATTACATCATCCACCCGTCCCGCTTCACCAACTGCTGGTAAGGCTTACTTTGAGACGGACACTAATAAAATTATCGTGTGGGACGGTTCTGCTTGGGTAGAAATCATCTCTGACGGTACTGCGTAAATACGACGCTTTATTCTAATCATTAACTAACTAAATACTAATAATATGCCAGATACATCATCCATATTCTATCAAATCGGTCAATCGACCAAAAGTGCTATTGCCGTTGAAACAACACGTGCGGAAGCTGCTGAAGCGACGTTACAAACTAACATCAATTCGGAAGCCTCGACCCGTGCAAGTGCTGATACAACATTGCAATCCAACATCGACAGCGAAGCTTCAAGCCGTGCGTCTGCTGACTCTACCTTACAAGGTAACATTGACACAGAAGCAAGCAGCAGAGCATCCGCTGACTCCGCTATCCAATCCGAGCTTGACGCTACTCAAAGTGGTGCTGGTCTTGGAGCAGGTGGTTCGTACACAGCTAACGGTTCTACCAACTACATTACTTCTGTAAGTACTTTGGTTGGAGCTGACGAAGCTCTCGACGCACAGATCAAAACTAACGCTGACGCTATCTCTTCTGAAGCAAGTACTCGTGCATCTGCCGACACTACTCTTCAGTCGAACATCGACAGTGAAGCTTCCACAAGAGCCAGTGCTGACACTACTCTCCAAAGCAACATTGATGATGAAGAGACTGCCCGTCAATCCGCTGACTCCACGCTTCAAACAAACATTGATGACGAGGCTTCTGCACGTTCTTCCGCTGATACGGCTTTACAGTCCAATATCGACGCTGAAGAAACTGCTCGTATCGCTGCTGTTAGTGGTGAAGCTACAGCTAGGTCTTCTGCTGATACAACACTTCAGTCTAACATTGATGCTGAAGCTTCGACTGCTCGTGCTGCTGAATCTGCTCTTGACGCTGCTAAAGCTAACCTTAGTGGTGCTTCCTTCACAGGAGACGTAAGCGGAACAAACCTTACACTTAGCGGTAACTTAACTGTTAATGGTACAACTACTTCCGTACAAACCACTAACTCAGAGATTAAAGATGCTATCATGCTCATCAATGACGGAGCTGCTAGTGCTACTAACAACTCAAACGACGCTGGTTTTATCATTGAGCGTGGTTCTTCCGACGACGGTAACATCGCTGCTGTTTACGATGAAGGTGAAGACAAGTTTGCTTTCTACAAAACATCCGCTACTGCTGCTTCTACTGACATCAGTGGAGACGACGGAAGTGCTACATTGATCGACGTTAAAGCTAACGACGTTGTTCTTGGAGACGGTAACAATCTTGGTTCATTGGCTGACTTTACAGCTGCAATGGCGTAAGACTTAAACATTAATAAATAGCTAACAATGAGTGCGAAAAAGAAAAAGGATACATTAGTTCCTATTAATTTTCGTCTCACTAGCTCGCAAAAGAGGGAGGTCGCTGGCATCGCATCAGATTTGGGTGTCAGCACCTCGGCTCTTTTACATTCATGGATCACTAGAATCTTGAACAATATGAACGGATTCGGTGACCACGACCAGCTACTGAGAGATAAATAACAACAAACTAACGTATGAAGTCATTCAAAGAACTAGGTGAGATGCATGGACAGACGGCTGATCTGTTATCAGATGCTGTTAAGTTCATGAAGGCCACCGAGGAGTACAACCCTGCATTGATTAATTGTGTGATTAAGTTCTTAAAGGATAATCGTGTTGAGTGCATGTCCGAAGAAGGAACTCCTCTAAATGATTTGAAAATCGAAGCTCTGCCTTTTTTAGAAGACCCAGAGGTTCAACGGCAAATCGGCAAGTAACACCTACTCTTTGTTTCAGATTACATACACCAATAAGGAGTCGCTTCTGCTATAAACGGAGGCGACTCTTTTACTTTATATATGAAGACCAAGAAAGCACCAACACCCGTAGAGATACCACCACAGTTAAAGAACTTTAAGAACTTCCTGTACATAATATGGAAGCATCTAAACCTACCTGACCCTACTGCTTTGCAATATGACCTAGCTGACTATATGCAACACGGCCCTAAGAGGTCTGTTATTATGGCGTTTCGGGGAGTAGGTAAGAGTTGGATATGCTCTGCCTATGTAGTACATCAGCTACTGCTAGACCCCTCTCTTAACATCCTTGTGGTATCTGCCAGTAAGAACAGAGCAGACGACTTCTCCACCTTTACCTTGAAAATCATACACGACATACCTATTCTTCAAGGACTTATCCCAACAGAAAACCAACGATTCAGTAAAATAGCTTTTGATGTAGGCCCTGCTCCTGCTGCTCACGCTCCCTCTGTTAAATCACTAGGTATATCGTCACAACTTACCGGGTCTCGTGCTGACATCATCGTAGCAGACGACATAGAAGTCCCCAACAACTCAGCAACACAAGGTATGAGAGACAAGCTGGATGAGCAGGTAAAGGAGTTTGAAGCTATTGTTAAACCACTGGACTCCTCCCGCATCCTCTTCCTTGGTACTCCTCAGTGTGAAGACTCTATTTATAACAAGCTGCGAGACAGGGGCTACAACGCCCGTATATGGCCTTCTGAGTATCCACAGGTGTCTACCCTTGCCTCACACTACGGAGACGATCTAGCACCCTTTATAGGCGATAACACAACAGAACAGACAGAAGGTACGACTACAGAACCCCTACGGTTCTCTGACCTTGACCTAGAAGAGAGAAAGATGTCGTACGGCAGGACAGGGTATGCTTTGCAGTTCATGCTTAACCCTAGGCTAAGTGATGCTGACCGCTACCCCTTAAAGATTAACGACCTTATTATCATGGATGTAGACACAGATGTAGCTCCTGAAAAGGTCATGTGGACATCTGATCCTACCTTTGCTGACAGAGACCTACCTAATGTGGGACTGCGGGCTGACCGCTACCACCGACCCCTTAAAACAATAGGAGATATGATACCGTACACTGGTTCTGTGTTATCTATTGACCCTAGTGGTAGAGGTAAGGATGAGACGGGGTACGCTGTGGTAAAGATGTTGAACGGTCAGCTGTATGTTCCTGACGCTGGAGGACTGAGAGGTGGTTACGATACACAAACCCTACAACAACTTGTCGGTATCGCTAAACATAACAAAGTTAACCAAGTAGTCATAGAGTCTAACTTTGGAGACGGTATGTTTATGGAGCTGATTAAACCGCTGTTTCGTACTACTTACCCAGTAACAATAGAAGAAGTCAGGCATAACAAACAGAAGGAGCTTAGAATAGTCGATGTGTTGGAACCTGTGCTAAATGCTCACAGGCTGGTGTTTGATCCCTCTGTTATAACGTTAGACTATAAGTCTGCTCAGGCTTACCCTATAGAGATACAGACTAAGTATATGCTGTTTTACCAGCTATCAAGGATAACAAGAGAGAAGAACAGTCTTACTCATGACGACCGCTTAGACGCTCTTTCTATAGCTGTAGCTTATTGGGTACAACAGATGGCAGCAGATGTTAATCAAAACATGATAGACCGTAAGCAGGAGCTGCTACAACAAGAGTTAGACAGCTTTACTGATAGCTTTCATAAAAGAAGCTTTAGAGGTAACAAAGCGTTACTGTGGTCTTAATAACATCTGCTTACTACTATAACAA